ATATAGCTAATAACCATGTTTGGTATCATATACCTAAAAAATTACATGATTTGTTTAGTGAGATAAGTCAAGCACAATCGACTAATGAGAGTATATCGGTAAATGATGTTATACTTGTTGGTGGTGCTGATCGTGAGTGTCTGGATGATGTAGAGACTGCTGCAAAGGTTATGGGTGTTCGTCTTAAAAGAAATGATAAGTTCATCTATTCTGCCACACATTGTCCAATAAAATAAAAAGTTTATTATGCCTGCAAAATCTAAGAGTCAATTCAAATATATCTGGGCAATGCGTAGAAAGTATAAATCGAAAAAGAAGGCACCTAAGGATATGAAATGGGTTTTCGGTAAGGAATGGACTGACGTTTCTTATAAGGATTTACCTGAAAGTTTTGAGTTTAGATATATAAGGACTTACATTGATTTCATCAACGAAAATAATATTTAGACGCCGACTGCGGCATATACTTCATAATCTGCAATTTTGAAAATTATTTCCATCCACTCCTGAAATCTTTCAGGATCTTCATAGATACTTACTGTTAATGTATAGTTTATACCTGAAGTTTCTGGTATAAACATTCTGATTTGTGAATCTATTTCACCCTCTATGAAATCTGCGGAAAGTCTAGTTTCAAATAGATATTCTTCTAAGTTACATCCGAATTCTGGTTGACCGAATACATCACCTTTACTTGTGAGTATTAACATTTCATATTTTTGTAAAATAACGTTTATAGGGTCTTCTTCTACGATTTTTTTATTTTCGTATCTTGGGTGTCCTAAATAAGATATATAAAAGTCTTTAAAATCCATATTGTATATATTAAAAAGATACTTCTTATCCTTTTAATATTTCTATGAATTTTCCAATTGCTGACATACCTAATACTATAGGATCAGAATTCGTATCTAATAATGGTGTATATTCTGCGATTATGTGATTACATTCGAATAATTTATCAATATCTTTTTTATTTTCAACACACCAATCTATAAAGGGTCTTCCCATTAGTTTTAACATTTCTGATATTTTATCGGGGCCGAAAGTATTCATTAGGAAATGATATATTTCATCATAGTTTTTGCTACCATATAGAATTGAATATAATTCATTTTTATCTTTTATTGACACATTTCCACCCTCGGAGATATCATTACCTACGATTAGAAAGTCGTCAACTTCTACTAAAATCTTTCGGAAGTCTGGGAACCATCTATTTATAATAGGTACTAATTGTTCTTTAGTCATTTCTTTCCCTTCTGCGGGTAATATTACATTTTGTATTCTTTTGTAAATTTCCTGCTTCATATATTTCTCCTCATCGACATTTTGACAATCGAAATCTAACATTTTTATTCTGGATTTCATACCTCCTCTTACTTTGTCAATGTGGTTTGTACACATTATAAATTTGACACCGTGGTTGTTATATTTCTCTATAAATGCCTTAAGTGCATCTTGGTATTGTGGTGAAATTCTCTCAAATTCATCCAGTAATACAAACTTCTCATCCGAGTTTGTTTCAAACATAGGTACAGTCTTACAAAACTTAGATATTTCGTCTCTAAGGTAGTCGATGCCGGTGTCTTCTGAACAATTGACGTCCATAAATGCGGTCTGTTTTGAGTATTCACCTATGAGTATTCTGGCTAAACTTGTTTTGCCTGTTCCAAAATGTCCGTGGAATATATAATGTTGGGTTATACCCTCTTCAAATCTCTTTCTAATTCTAGGTAGAAGGATTAAATCATTTACATTTTTGGGTCTCCATTTTTCCCAGAGTAGTAATTTTTTATGTGACATATGTTTTGTTTAGGAAGATGTTGTTCTTTATATATACTTATATGATAGGTGAAAAGTTTAACTATGAGGACGTCTTTTTTCGTGATTTAACTACATGTGTTTTGGACACACTTGAAAATCAGATACAATGGATGAATAGATTTACATCTGGTGACCGACCGGTTAAAGTTCCCATTTATTATTCAATGACGGGTGATGAACGTTTTTTACTCGATAGTTTCTCTGATGATATAGTTTCTGATAATAGATATGTTGAGTTGAATACTGATATAATTCCCAGAGGTCACTTAACAATGACTGGTTTCAATATAAAGTCAGATGAGTTTGCAAATCCAAATGTTTGGTTACGGATGGTTATCGAAAATGAGAATGAGATAAGACGTATACTGTCAAAAGTTAGGGCAGTTCCGATATCGGTGAATTATGATCTTACAATACTTTTATCTAGTGAAATTGATAGTTTTAAATGTAGTCAGGCGATAATGAATACCCTTTGGTTATATCGTTTTATGTATTTTGAATTTAATTTTATGAATATAGATGCGGTTATAACTATGCCTGATACGTCACAGGTAGAGATGTCGCGTGAGAAAAATTTGACATCTGATAATAGTATAAAGTTAAAGGTAAATTTTACAGTGGATACTTATTATCCCGCATTTAGACCTGACAGAATAGGTGATGATGGATCGGTGAATACGGCAGGTTCGGGTATGAAAGATATGAATGGATATAGCTATAAAGGAAAGGTTGTTGATTTTCTAAACCAACATGATTGGAATAGAGTTCCTTATGGACAAACAGGTAGTTTTTATAGTGGTGATACAACTGTTAGCCCATCAGATAAAATGGGTACAAATATAAAAGATGAATATAAGGCTATTATACCTAAGAGAAGTAAGTGGTATGATCAGATACTTAAAGCTCGTGAAATCAATCGGGGTAATAATGGAAAAAAATGACTTTTTTAGCTTTATATATAGTCTATAAAAAAAATTGCTTTAGATATGAAGAATCTTAAACTCGAACTCTTCAATTACAGGAAAGAACTTTCCTTAGAACAAGAAGAGATATCAGTGATTGTTGAAGGACATATGAATGCCTGTAACGAATCATCCGAGAAGTCAGTTATAATCTCACTAAATGAGAGACTTAAACCATACACTTATGATAAAAGTGTTAAGTCTTTTTTAGAGTCACTTAACGACGATATTAAGAACAATGAGCTTCTCTATGAATTGAAGAATCTCTATAATGTTCTTAACACAAAAAATAGTGGTGAGTTATATAGACAACCAATTAACGTTTTGTTACAAACAATAAATCTTGAGGGTGATCAAGATAGAATGTCCAAAGTGTTGAATGAGTTGGCTATTTATGATTGGGTACCGGAAATAAAACTTTTTGTACATAATCTAACTAAATCACCTGAAAAGAGAACTAACTTACTTAGTGGAGGTAAAGGTGAATCAGTTTTTACTATTGTTGAATCAGTAGAAGATGGTCACGTTGCGCTAGTTAAGGACTCTTGGTTTATTTTAACTGAAAATGTAATAGAGAAAACTCTTTTAGAGGATCATATTAAAGATGAGGTGGAACTTAAATCTTTGAGAACATTAGAGACTGCTATGAAGTATGCTAACATCGTTGATGATAGAATTAACTTTAGAATCTCTGAATACCTTACAATTGGTTTATCTGTGGATAAAAAAGGAGGTCTTTTTATAAATGATGATGAAATGGATGGTGAGACTACTTTAGAAAGTCTTTTCAATTCACCAATTGTTCCAATCGTTAATAAAAACTTTTATCCAGTTTTATTAGAGGTTTCTAAAAATCTTGACAAATTTGTTGAATTGGATGTTGTGAAAAGAGTTAATAACTTAATAAATCCATATTTAGAATGTTTTGCATTCAATTATAAAAATACAACATTTTTATATAGATGTGATGAGAGATATGGAAATTCTTTCTATAAATATGAATCTGCACTTGAGCTTGTAAACGAAGTCAGAAACGAATTAAACTACGACCTTACTTACTTCTATGAGAACAAACTTGGTAAAGAACTTATTACTAAGAGAAGACTTGAAGATAAAGAAAGAGAAGTTAGTTTAAAATTAGAAGATGTTAATTTCAATATTGACAAACTAAAAGGTTCTATCAAAATGGTGGGTGAATCTGAAGTATTGACTACAGCACTTAATAATTTAGAGAAAAGGAAAAATGTTCTTGATGCTGAGTTGGCAGGAGTTAAGGAACTTCAATATAATGAGAGAATAAAAATATAGTAATAATAAAATAATAATAAAAAAAGACACTTTAATAGTGTCTTTTTTATTTTATAAAAACATTATATAAAAAATAAGGCAACTTTAAAATTTGTGATTGTGTTAAGATAAAGTATGAAGTTTTTATTTTATAAACTTTTGTGTATCAATGTGATATAAAATCTCATGAAATCGTTTATGTGTTAATAATGAACACCGATAAAAATAACGATTATGAATGTATCTTAATAATAGAGAATTGTATATTGAATTAGTAGTGAGTAAGGCACAGGGTAGACTCACAAGGCCGGCACAAAAGATGTTGGAACTTCTTGCCAAAAAGACAATAAAAAAGATGAGGTATTGGTCTAATGATGATAAGATGGACTGTTACCAGAGTGGTTTACTCTATGTTTTTCAAAATTGGTATAACTTTAATGAGGAGAAATCTGTAAACGCTTTTGCATATTTTACGGAGATATTTAAGCGGGGGATAGCGAAAGGTTATAATGACTTATATAAAAAGAAAGGTGATAACGAACACCAAATAAGGCTTATATCAATTGAGGGTTCCAATGAAGGAATGGGATTACATTCTTTGTAGAAATGTGTTTGATTAAAAATAATTTTTTATATGAACTTTATTATTTATTTTTAATAAAATTTTATATAATAAAAAAATTATAAAAATGAATAGGATATATTTACAATTGTGGATTCATACGGAGAGAGCTGTCGGTATTTTACCGGATGGATGTTCTTTACATATGGATCTTATAGAGAGAGATAAATTTGTGTCAAATATTTATAATACACGTAGTGATGAGGATGTTCCTGATGAGTATGAGAGATGTTTTGACTCAACAATACAGGCTTATATAAGTGATTCGTTATATGAATCTTTGTCTAAAAATAATAATATTAGATTGGATGAGACCTCTTTTAGAAATTTATTGAATATAGAAGATATTATAATAAAAAGTTTCTAAACATTAAATCTTTTTAGATTTTCTTCGGTTATTATTATAAATTCAAAACCTTTTTTATTACACCATTGGATCATTGTTTCCCATTTACTTTTATTTTTATATGCCATTTTAAGATCATATTCAAATCCTTTTAGTTTTTTAGTTCCTTTTTCTGGTACTTGTAACTTACCTTCTGAGAGTGCGATTACCATATTATATTCTTTTAGTGGTTTTACCTCCACTACAACTTCTCTGAGTACACCATCTGTGTTTCTCATTCTATAGAAGAAGTCTGGATAATAACGATGTGCTTTTATTTTAGTATCACCATTTTCAAAGTGTGTCATTTGGTATGGTATTTCGAGACATTCTGCACCCCATTGTATTATTTCTGGTTTTAAGTCAAGCCACACCATTATTTTCTTTTCCCATGAACTACGAAAATAAACACCACCTTGTGTGTTTAGTTTTAGTACTTTGTCTTTATTCTTTGGTATATAGTTTCCGGAGTTGTAGCTGGAGTTAGATGGTTTGGAGTTTATCATACTACTACTTTTTTGTTTTTATATATAAAATAAAAACTATCTATGGGACATCTTAATGAACTTGTTAAATTAAACGTTTTGGTGAGAGGTACTGATGAATTGGATGCCTATATAAAAAACACTAAATACTTTACGTCTAGATACCAGACTCAAAGTTCTGATAAGGATATATTGAATGTAGTTAGATCTAAAATAGTACCTGGTCAATTTTATTTTTTTGAGTACCTACACGATTCTAATTGGTTCAGATATTCTCCAGTTTTTGTTATTGATTATAAGGTTTCTAATGGTTTAACTATACTTAGATGTATAAATATGAATTTTCTACCATTGAAGTTCCGTGTTGCATTATTTGATCCTTATTTGAGAGAACAGGATTTTGAGAATTATAACTTTGTATTAAAGACTAAATATGATGTAGTTGAGAAGGAATTACTTAAGTTCCGTTATAATTTCGCATTGAAAATGTATAATGTCGGTCAAATTATTCGTGCATATCGTATCTCAATTAATTTTTTACCAATTTTTTTATATTCGGGGCATGTAGATGCTAAATATGATCCAGGACAATTGAAACAAATATGGGACTCGCAGAATAAGGTGGCTGAGCAACGTGAGAAAGAGATGATGAGTGCAACTATGGATGACTATACTGATTTGACTAAAGATATATCTAATAAGTTTAACATTCTTAAGAATGATGTTATGACTTTTAGAAATTCACTTCGTAAATATGGTAAATTGTAATAATTCCTTATATTTGTATAAAAATAAACCATTATGAACTACACAACTTATATTTCCGCATCTGAACAAGTATCTACACTTGGTCAAAAAGATTTGGCCAAAAGATTTATAAAACATGCTAATGATATTGTTAGTAAGCAATTGAATACATTCAATTTTGATATACTGGTTGGAGTTAAACCATTTATAGGTGCCAAATTTGTTGAGACACGTATTCTACGTGAAAAAGAGTCTAATACAATTATGTTTATATTCAAATCTGGTACAAACACACATCGTATAAACACTACATTGAAATCAAATGGTGATATTGTTTGGCATGATGGTAATTTATTCAATAATAGAAATTCGGTTAGACATCTTGAAAGTCTTACTAAAATAGTAGTTGAATATAATAGGGACATACAGAAACTTCTATCAGAAATGAATTTACAAGCGGATCAGCTTCGGTTAGTACATCGTACATTTTATATTTGATATTTATACGCGACTTTTAGTCGCGTTTATTTTTTAAGGGACTAGATGTTTTTATATATAAATAAAAACATTTAGACCTATAATGTCTTCATATAACTATTTTAATAACAATAATAATAATCCGAGTTTCGGATACCAAAATTCTGGTGAAAATAAAGGTTTCTTCAACAGAATATTGAGGAATCTATCAAATCATGGTATGAATTACGATGATATGATTATACGTAACCAAGTTGGTATAGGAATTAATGAAGATCCGTACGCATCTAAAGGTAATGTTGGTTATGATTTTTTCTCACAAAGAGCAGTGGCCTCTGTTTTGGGTAGGAAATCAGTTCCATATTTGGATAGATCTTATCCTGATAAAAGAAGAATTCTTCGTGAATATTCAATAAAAGATGAGATACGTGATTTTGTTAGTCAGGTTGCTGACGAGGTTGTCGTCTATAATGATGAGAGAGATTTTTGTCAATTGAGACAATTGTCTACAGGATATAGTAAAGAGATACAGGATAAGTATATTGAAGTATTTGAAAGGATATATAACCGGTATGGATTTTCGGATAGTGTAACTGCCTTCAACTTAGTAAAAGACTTTTTAGTAGATGGTTATGTGGCAATGGAGATTGTGTATGATGATAAGAAGAAGAATGTAATTGCATTCAATAGACTTAGACCAGAGACTATAGTACCTGCATATGAACCGAATGTGGGACACCTTTGGATACAATATCCGGAAGATCCACAATTGAGAAGAATATTCTTAGATTCTCAAATTGTTTTTATATCATATTCTACACAAAATGATTTTTCGGAAACTTCATATGTTGAGGGACTTATAAAGCCATATAATCAATTGAAAATATTAGAACAAACAAGAATAATGTTCAATATTATCAATGCCACTCTCTATCAAGAGTTTAAAATACCTACAAAGGGTCTATCCAGACAAAGAGCAGAAGAACAAATTGGTCAATTGATACATGATTATTCGGAAGAAGTAGAATGGGATGATACACTCGGTACATTATCTATAAATGGTTCAAAACATCTTCCTTTTAATAAACAAATTTGGTTTCCTGAAGGTGATGCTGGTTCACCATCTATGGAACTTAAATCACCACAGGGACATGACCTAAATGAGGAAAGTATGTTGAAATGGTTTCATCAAGCATTAAAAAGGGCCAGTAAAATTCCTTTGAATCGTTTTGAAGGTGATAGTGGAGGTGGTAATCTTATCACAGATGCTTCTGAGATGACCAGAGATGAGATAAAATTTCATAACTTTATTGGTAGACTTCGTGCTAATTTTAAAGAAATTATAGTAAAACCTTTAAAGTTACAGATGTTAATTGAATTTCCTGAACTTATTGATGATGATAAGTTTTTGAATGAAATGGATATTGAATTCTATTCTAATCAGGTATTTGAAGAGTGGAAAAAATTGGGTAATTTAGAGAAGAAAGCTGGTATAGTTGGTACTCTTTTGGGAGTTATGAATGGTGAGAAACCTTATTTTCATATTGAGTGGATTATGGATAACATATTTAAGTTATCACCTGAAGAAAAAGCAGAAAATGCTAGATATTGGGCAAAAGATTCTACGGCTATAGGTTCTGGTGTTCCTGGAGAAGTTGGTGCACAAGGCGGTGGCGGCGGTGGCGAGTTCGGTGCACAAGGTGGTGATATTGGTGGTGCACAAGCTCCTCCGGCACAGGGTGGTGCACAGACTGCTCCGGCACAGGGTGGTGCACAAGCTACTCCACCA